ATCTGTGAGTCTTCCATGTTTTCTGCAACTCCAATACCAAACATCTGGTAAGGATTTACTTCGTATGGAACAACTTGATATGGTATTCTTGCTGGTGTAAATGGATTCAATACACAACGTAACACCATGCCATTACAAATCCAAGCATTTATCTGTACTTGTTCTAGATCAGACATTGAATCAGCTATGTCAAGACCTGTTGCTCTAGCAAGTTGAGCATCTAAAACACCCCAGTATTCTAATACTTCAAATCTATTTTCTTGGTAGTTTGCTTCTGTTTCATCTTCTCTTATTGTATCTTCGTAATACTTGTCCTCATAGTTAGGACCTTTAGCTACACAATTTTCAATAGCCACAGCATCAAAGAATGGAAGATTAATTAATGCACGAAACTGAGACTTGTTAAGTCTATGTCTTTGTATTACATACTCTGCATCTTCAACGGATGTTGCTGTTGGATCAGGAAAGAAATCCCAACAGGATACATGCTCCATACGTGGAACAATCTTTTCATAAGGTGTGTACTGTTTTTCTTCACCATCACCTCTTGTCCATTTATGAACACGTTTGTAAAAATTAAAAGGTCCTTTTACAATTCCTGTACCCAGCATAGCCATTTCAAATATGGCAGCTCTCATTGTGTTTACAGCACGAGTGTCAAGCAACTGATCTTGTATTTGTTTTTCAAGAATCAATGCTGATTCCATTGCAGGAGATATTTGTACTTCACCAATCTTGGAAGCACCCTCAACAAGTGGTATTCCTTCATACTTGTCAGAAAGACCACCTAAAGGATTACTTTTAGGTGTTGCTTCCATTGCACCGGGAAGAACTTCTCGACCATCTCCTTGAAATCCAAAAGGATCTTGAGGTGTTTGAACATCATCAAGAGGTGTCTTTTGATGTGCAAATTCAGCTATTCCTTCAGGAACAGGTGTGGGTTCAATCGTAATTGGAAACTTCTTTGCCCCAAATAATATATCTACGATTTGACCATAAGCTGCTAGTACTTTTGTCTTTGTAATTTTTATGAAAACTTGAGATCGTTCTGACTCTCTGTAAGTCGTACTAGAATCATAGATACCCCTAAAGTTCTTGAACGAAGTCAGCCAACGCTGTTCATGGGTGTATCTCCCATTCTCAGCCCCATCAAATTTTTCTTTTATGTATCCAACAAGACCGGGCAGTTGCTCTTCTGGGGTCGCAACAACTACCTGCTCGTCATCGGCTGGTTCAAGAAAGTTATCAGACATTGTGTATTAGTAGTCTCTCTGTTCTGCCATTGCAAACAATGAAGCTTCAACTGTCGGCTTTGACTGTTGCTTTGGTGCATCTTGAGTAAGAACATCTTGTGATGCTCTTGTATCAAATTGCAATCCTTCACGAGTCAACTGGTTTGATCCCATTGGGTCATCGACAGATGTTTTATCTGAGTTCATAATGTACCCTGCATCATAGTTGTAGTTACCTTGTGGCATATTGCCCTCCCTAGTTGGTTGTTAAAAAACTATCTTTTAAGCCTAGTTCTTGTCGTTGTTCTGGTGAAAGTTTTTCAAACTTATCTCCAAACAGTGTTTGATCCCCCATCTTACCTTGTCCCGGAAAATTTGGATCAATTAAAAATGTAGCTGCACCCCCAAGTCCAGTTGCAAGTGTTTTTCCTGCTCCTAAAACTTTTGTTCCTACAGCAACTCCAGTTTCTATTAAACTATCTCTTACTACATCGCCTAAAAATCCTGCAGCAACTTCTTTATCTGCTTCTTGTCCTTGAAGTAATGCTGTTCCTGCTTTTATAGCTGGTGGCAATCCAGATAAATTTGGAATATTTACATTTAATCCTTTGTCTTCTATAACAGCTTCACCTGTAGGTCCTATTTTAACACCTGAAGTATCCATCATACTTTCCATCTTTGTAACTTTAGGACCAAATAGATCATTAAAAAAATCACCTGCTTCTTTTGAAGCTTTTTTATTTTTTTCTATAGCATCAGCTTTATTTTTTTTCTTTTGTTCTTCTCGTTGTACACTTCTTAATTTAGTTTTCGTATCTGTTTTAGTTTGTTCAAGTAAAGCTTCTTTTTCGCCAGTTTTTACAATGTCCTCTTCAGATATATCTTTATATAGTTCTACTTTTTCTTTAGTTTTTTTAGCGGCAGATACTTCTTTTCCACGAAGAGTGTCTTGCATCGTTGCAAGATTTATTTGCTCTTGTACTTTTTGTTCTTTAGCTGATAATTTTTTCTTTTGTTGGTTTACTCCAATAGTTGCATCACCCTTTTTAAAATCAGGGTAAACAATATCTTCTGTTGCATCAGGAATTTGTAAACCTAACTCTGTTGCTAAACCTTGAAAAGATGTTTGACCAATGCTTTTAGCCATTAAACCTTCAAAGCCAAAATAAATATCTTTTCTTGTAGCCATTCCAGCTTCATCTACAACATCAGCATAGAATGTTGTCATAACTTTATTCATGTCATCCATGACATCATCTGTATGACCAATAATTTGTCTTGCTGCTTCAGGATTACCCATACGATTAGCAATAACAGATGCTACAATTCTACGTGAATCTGTGTATCCGTCTGGTATTCTATTAAGCTGATCTAATATTTCAGGTCGTATGTTTTTAAAAACTATATTTTTTAAAGCATCAGAAATTTGAGCCGTAGTTATATTTGGAAATAGAACACCTGTATCTCCAGCTGCAGCATATCGTCTATCCATAATAGATTTAAATAACGGACCTAGTTCTTTATCAGGGCCATAATGTTTTTTATTTCCTGTAGGAGGGTTTACCATTATTCCTTTATCAGGATTATAGTAAGGTCGTGGAGGAATTGTTCTTTTAGAAAACTCAGATGTTGTACGTGCTTCAACTAAAGCATCACCTCTATAACCTAGTAAACTTGCTAACACTGCATCTTTGAGAACAGGATCATCTATGCCTTTTATACCTGCAATAACATCATCTAAGATTTCATCAGGTAACAGCCCATCAATAAGTTTTTTACTACCTTTTTCTCCAACAGCTTGTATGGCTTTAATACCATCTTTTGTAACTACGTCAAAAGTTTTTGTTAAAGGTCCAAATGTAGTAGAAACGGCTGTTACATCAACAAATTTTGCTTTTTGATTAACAAATGAATCATCTAAATTTACACCATTTTTTACTAATGATCCTGCTTGAGAAGCAAGTTTTGTTATACCTGCACCCCCTGTTTTACCAGTTTTAAAAGTTTTATTAAAAATAGAAGCAAACTCTTTTGTTTCTGGTATCTCATCAGTTGCTAAAAACGGATCTGCTTTAACTCCTTTTCTATACATTTGTGCTATAAACACATTACGCACAGAAGGATTTCCAGTTTGTATATCTGCAACAACTGTCTTACGATCTGGAATTGTTCCGTCAGGAAATAATAACCGTTGTAATTTAAGAAACGATGTTACCTTTGCTTTTTCAAATGTAGGTATTTTTTCTACCATTAGTATCCAAACGTGCTATTCATTGGTTGATATGTTTGTTCTTTTATGTGTTGTAAACTTTTATGTATTGATGCATGACCACTCATTCTTGTCATAACGAGATAACGCAGGGCATCATATGCATGATCCTCTGCTTTTGTGTCAACATCTTCTGAATTACTTTTAGACAACGGTATCCCTGCTAGTTGTCGAATAGTGTTGTTACATGTATTAAATATACGGATTCTTGGTAACTTTGTCAATGGGTTATCTGCAAGTCGTCTATGTATTTCCATTTTACCTTGCAACCTGTTTCTATCCGAAGGTGTCCAACGCACTCCTAAACGCATCATAGTCTCTGCAATCGAAGGACCAAAGCCTGTTTTGTTCCAACACGATGAGTCAAGAACTGTATAATGTGGTTTCGGATCAAGTTGTTCTAGTTCCGATATTCTATCGGCTAATTGTTCTGCCGTGTGTTGTTTTACGTAGAGTTCTCGATAGATCCATATATTGTTATCCCAATCTATTGCCCCCCACAAGACACATGATGGACTTGCGTATCCATAGTCTGCTGCACGTATTCTGGGCCAGTTAGTTGGCATTTCAAATGGATCAACAACGTGCTTTACTTTTGAGAACTCTGGGAAGGCGGCTCCCTCTGCCACATCCCAATCCCCTTCAAGAAGTCTCTTCCGTTCAACTTCTGGGAGCGATCTGAGCATGGCTTCGTATCGACCATCTTGCATCAGATAGGGATTATCAGTCAACCGTGCTGGAATAAATTTACGGTAGAACAACGGTTGCCTTGCTTTCTCGTGACCCTCTGGATATAATAATTGTCTGTTAGTTTCTATATCCGTAGCTGGGAAAGCTTCATTTGAAGGATGTGGATCAACATACATCTTCTTAATCCACCATCCCCCAACTCCTCCGGGGTTTCCAGTACAACGCATAGACATATAGGGTCTTAGCTCATCATCTGTTGTACGCAGTCTGGAACGTAGGTAATCCCACACATATGGTGTAGGGTATTGTGTTATCTCATCGATTCCAATCCAGTTAAAAGCCTGTCCTTGAAATCGTGTAACATCTTTATCTCTATCCAGATATGTAAACCACATCGTTGCTCCTGATGGGAACACCCATGTAGATTTTGATTCTCTGAATGTTGCTTTTGGAAAAGCCTTTGTATATAACTGTCTTGACTTATCAATCAGTTCTGTCAGTTCATCAAGAGTTCTTCTTAAGAGAAGACCACGATGATTAGGGTTATGACAATAACGGAGAGGATCAACAAGCAAAGCGAAAGACTTGCCCCCTCCTGCAGCCCCACCGTATAACACATCTTCTTCAGAGGAAGATAGAAATTCTTCTTGAGGACCGTTGTTAGGTCTGAATATAACTTCCTGATCTTCGACCAGATCAGATACAGGTTGTAACGAATTGAGTTCATCACCCAAGTCCACAACTTTTGAAGTTCCGTTAGTAAGGTTCTTTGCAGTGTTTTCAATACGTTTCGCATTTTGTCTGTGTTTCTGTACTTTCTTTGCCGCCTTCTCTGCTTGTTTTCTTTCGGCTGCAAGTTTCTTACGAGTTGCTCTCTTAGCTCGTTCTAATGATGAAACATTGTAAGATTGTTTCGGAGCATTTGGATCTTTCTTTGGGCGACCACGTGAGGGCATTAATCTCTAAAACTTTTTTTTAAATTATTACGGTTTAACGCTCTTAAATTAGATGTAAACGGAGAAAACTTTTGTTTTTGTGGGTTGTCATACGTTTTACCCATAGTAACTGGTTGTTGCAAATTACGAGAACGTAAGTTTGTTGTTATTTTGTCAGTATTTAATGCTGATCGTGGCTGTTGATAAGTGTCACCCATTAACTTCTATTCCTTTTTTTGCTGGAAGTAAAACTACCCCATGCAATGCTTGTACATTATGGTTATGTGTTTCTTCTCTGCCTAACCCAACTCTGTTTAACAACGATTCTGCGGCTTTTAAACG